TCTGACAAGGTAGTTATCGACAAATACCTCGCCACCAAGGATAGCCGTACCAAAGTACCGCTCCGTGTCTGTGCCGAATGACCTGGTGTAGGTCTCGTTCACATCACGGAAAGCGGGCGTTGGCAGACTGTTTTCGACCTGCACCTTGAGAGCATTCCCAGAGATGGCGGTCTGCGGAAGCATCTCAAGAATCGGAGATTCCTGGATCAGGGTCTCAACGACCCCACGCTTCAACTGATCGTCACCGTACTTGGCCGCCTCAAGGAGGGTCACGCTGCCACTTGGCATATCGCTGGCCTTCCTGTGGTTAGTGGGTGATTAGATAGGACCCTCTAACGACGGCGCTTACTGGGCTTATTCTCCAGCGCCCACTCAATGGCCTGAACACCGGTCAGTTTCTCCGGGTTGATAGCCGGAGTTGGCTGGCCGGACATTGCGCCCACCTGGCGAGCCCTGTCAAATGCCTCAGCGTCGGTATGAGAACCAGAAGCAGGTGCCGCCGGGCTAAGGAAATCCTCAACCTGGCGATCCAACTCATCGCCCTCAAAACCCCGCCTTGTTAGCAGGTCCCTGGCCAACTCCTCTTGCTGGCCACGACGATCCTCATGGATCTCCCTGGCCCGCTCCTCAAGTTGGCCTATGTCGACGCCATCCAGATCCGTGGGCTTCACAAGCGACAAACCGTGCTGCTGAATAACCTCTTGGGCTTTCAGGCCGGTAAGTTCGCCTCTAAGCGATTTGTTCTGTTCTAGCGTTTCCTCCAACTTCTGTCGGAGGGTGCCTCCCGACATCTCAGAAATATCTTCATCAGTGTCGTATGGCATATGTCACTCCTGGTCTCGTACGCTTCTGGACCCCAGGGGTACCCAGAAGGATTGGTATTATCTAAGTATAACTGACACGGCGCTGTCAATAGCGGACGCCTGTCACTCCTCGTCCTGGTTGTGCCAGCCGGGCCCCACGGGAAGTAGTAGCAAACCCCCCGGGGGTACGGGCCCGTGCCAACTCGCCTTGACGGGCCCGTGTCAAAAGATCAGTTTCAGGGGCTTGGCTCAAGAACACTGCGTTCTCAAACTCCTCCTGGCCGAACGTGGCAGCGCCCTCCCCCTGGACGTTCGTCCTGCGAATCATGGATTCGATCATCGAACCCTGGTTCACGAAAGACCCGTAGCCCTTCAAGGCCTTAGCCCGGTCGATACCTGCCTGCCTGAACTCCCCCACACGCTCCATAGACGGGGCCACCAGCCCCTGCTCCGCTGCGGCACCGCCGACAAGAGCAAACTGGAACGCTTCTATCAGTTCGTCCAACTCCAACAATGAGTCACCGTCCGGGTCCCCCAAATACAAGGCCTCCACCAGGCCCTGGGCCTGCTCCGTGGAAAGAGCGTTGATCCTAGCCAGCGCACCCTCCGGCAAAGCCCCCTGCGCTTGCAGGGTGTTCAGGGTCTCAGCAGTGGCCTCCAAGGCGGCATCCGTGGCGTTAGCCACCCAGGTGGAGTAGTCAAACTCTGCGTCCAACAGGTTCTGGTTGTATTGCCCAATCAGCGTCCTTGACGCTTCTGGGTCAACCACGGCCTGGTACAAGTCGTCTACAGAAACGTCCATGTTGGCGTAAGTCTTGAACGTCGCCCTCACATGGGCGGAGTTGTTTACCAGGTCCCTGTAAGTATCCAGCCTGCTTTGGAGTTCGGTTGTTGAAATGCCTCGCTCCATGAGCGTCGCATAGTCCACCGGGTTCTCTGTGAGGGGATTGAAGATTTCCTTGCCGCCGATAGAGCCAGCGTCAATCAGTACATTCCGGTACTCCCTGACCTGATCGACATACGACTGTTCGTCCAGGAACCGCATGCGGCCCTCCTCATCAGTGATACCAGGGAAAGTGGCCCGGTACTGCGGGGTGTCACGAACCTGTGCGATTAGAACGTCGTTGTCTATGCCCTCCGTGACGGCCTCTGTGATCATTGCGCCCAGGTTCAGGTCCTTAGCCCACGGGAAATGCTTTAGCGCCCATTCCTGAGCGGTACCGGGTTCAGCGAAGAAGTCAACCGTGGTCAAGTCCGGTTCAGCGATCAAAGTGGCTTCTGCGGCAGCAGCGGCGGCATCTGCATTGTCATTCACGGCGGCAGCCGCTACCGGGCTGCTTGCGGCGAGGTCGTCCATCAGTTGATTCCACTCGTCAACGTCGCTAAAGCCCGCTGCTGCCGCATTCTCAATCTGTAGTGCCCTACCTGAACCGTGTGTAAAAGCGTTCAAGCCTCCTACGATTTTCTTATCCCAATCTTCGATGACCCCCCCGTGTGCTACGAATGGGCTGCCCGTTGGGCCTCTCGTAAAACTCTCCCCCGGGTCACCCCAAACTTGGGCATTCGTCCAGGGCATCGGATCTGTACCCGCATACGGACCAGACGCCTGCTCTGTCCACCAGGGGTGAGAAGGGTCGTCCTGAGCAGTAGGGGGCACCGCAGACCTGGGGTCCGTCCTGACCCCTTGTGTGGGGCCAGAACCTCCCTGCAACCCGCCAAGAGATGATGCGGTCAGGTACCCCAAGTCCACGCCACGGGTCCCTCCGCTGGCTGGACCGTGCATGCTCACCACACCGGTCCAATCTTCCACCCAACCACCAGTGGCCGGGTCCGGGAACCCTGGCACCCCACCAGGGCCACTGCCGCCGTGACTAGCCCGGTATTCTGTGCTGAACTCAAACGAAGCCCCAGTGGCGTTGCCAGTGTTGACCGGATTCAGTTCACTGTTCGGGTCCGGGTGGACCTGCCCCTCATACACCGCAGCGAACCTGACCACCTGGTTGTTTACCGGGTTCACCCACTGCGCCATTAGACAATCCTCCTCACACCGCCGCCGAATCCGAAAGTGGACTCCATAACCTTCATTCTATCGGCGGTGAGTTCCTTGGCCCGCCTAGACGACTGCCACTCCGGCTTCCCACGAAGCCTCGTCCTGTATTCGACCGGGGTTTCCCCCGAAGTCAAAGCCAACATCGGATCCTCGTTACCCAACGGGTGAGCCGCATTTATCGGAGATTCCATCTCACTATTGTGGATATTCACCCAAGGGGCGGCGTACTCCGTGGTACTCAGCAGGTCCGGTTTCCCAGGAAACTTCGATGAGGCCGTAGCCCGAATGTCGTCCATCACTTGCACCATGGAAATCTCATTCGACATCAGTTGCGTAGCCAAGTCCTGCACATCCCAAGAATAGTTCTCAGGGTCTAGCCCCCACTTGGAATAGGCCTCCTGCAACTGCTGGACCTTCGCATCACGCTCCACCTCGTACGCTCCAGCGGCCACCTGGGTGTCGTGAACGTGGATCTTCCAGGCGTTATTGACCTCGCCGGGCATGTTCGCCGCATACTGCTTGATGGCGTCACCGACATCCCAATAGGAGGCCTCCCCCATGGCAATCGCTTTCGCCCACTCCAACAGGGTCTTCCCACCAACAACCAGAGTCTCGGCAGGGCGCTCAAACGTGCTGGTGTAATGCTGGAACTGCTTGTAAAGGCCGCTCTGGGAATCTTTCAGGACCCGCTGTTCCATGGCCCGACGTTCGGCCCGGGTAGACGCCTGCCAGTTTGCAACCAGGTCTGTTCTTCCCTGCCCCCAGTCAGTTGCCTGGATCTGCAACTTGACGTATTCCATCGCCTCCAACAACGTCGGGTTGGCGACGACCCGGGCAATGACCCGCCGGACACCAGGGTCCTCAAGGGCGGCAGTACCGGCCAGGAACGCTTCGGTCACCAGTTGATGGATGACCTCGTTGATCGGCAACGCATCCTTGTCTGGTGTGAGGAAGAAACCCTGGTCGTTGAACCTGACCTTGTCGACCGGAATGATTTCTCCGGTTTGTATCCAGTTCTCGTTACCTGAAACGGCCTCGTTCCAGGTGGACCGATCCATCGTGATGGCGGTCGCACCGGTAGGTAGCCCGTCAACACGCCAAACGACTGCGACATTTTTCCCGACAGCGATCGGGTCATTTGTGAAAATCGGAAGGGCGTAATAGAAAGTGTCCGGGGCGGGTTGGTAGGCGGTGAGGTGCCCAGGGGCGGACCCGGGTTCCTTTATCTGGTAGAACATCCCTTCGGACGTTCCAAGGCTTTCGATTTGTGCAGTGACCTCGTCGGTGGCACCTGTTTCTGAGGTCGTTCCTGAGGTCGTTTCTGAGGTCGCTATGCCCAACGCACCCAGGCGTCTGGTGACAGCGGTCAGCACACCCCCCTCGCCGTGGTCGGTGAATCTTGTCGGGTCGGCCAGTTCGCTGTAACCGTCCTTGCCACGCCAGGTCTCAAACACGCCTGCGATAGCAGGGTCGGCAGCGATGCTGGCCAAGTCGGATCCGCCCTCGCTGATCAGGTGCTGCAACATGGGTAGGGCGAAACCGTCCCTGAGGGTCCTTACGGTTGCGTCTACCCCCTGGTCCCAGTCCTTGTAGGACATCACCGGAGGGACATTGCTACCGTATGTTGTCATGCCAGCCGCCAGGCTGGCTTCCATCCGTTTGGCCGTGATCTCAGCATCGGAGAGGTCTTGCCCCTGGTAATCCCTGGTTTCCCCTTCCATTTTTGTGGTGTTGAGCGGGTTGAACCTGGGCCCGTCCGGCCTGCCCACGGGGGCTTCCATCATCATCCAAGTGACCAGGATCATCAAGTTGCCCTCAGTCACCGGGGCCTTCAGACCCTCCAGGACTTCGACAGCAAACTTGACCATCTCATTAGACGACAACCCGTTGATCTGGGGTTCTGGCATTTACTGAAACGCCTTTCGCCAAGCGGCCATA